TATTCAACTTCTCCTCTAGTGGAATTTGGATCTACTCCCCTAACCATAAAAACAATAATTTGATTTTGATAATCATCAAAATTTCTAAATGCCCAAACATTTTTTGGATACCATCTACGAGGAGAAACATTCCATTGTTTATTAGTTTGATTTACAACATGATAAAACATTTGTGAATCTAAAAATCTCCTTTGAAGTGAATTTGTTTGATAACCCGCGAATGGTTCATTAATGAATGTATTGGTACTAGTATTGACAGGATCATTTTGTGTATTACATAAATTGGAAAAGTTTTGCCAAGTCATAGCTGTTATAACTTGGAAATATTCAATATCTATGGAAAATTTATTATATTGTGCATCATTTGTACCTTGAGTTATTATATAATGTGAATCCCCACCACTTCCACCAGGTCCATACCAATCCCCTGAATAACCATTTGGATTTGCATAAAGAACTGAAATTTGTGTTTGTCCAGGATTGATTGTTGTTCCAGTAGTTGATGGTAAACCAAATTGATTCAATTGAGTGTAACCAGTAATATTTACATCACTTGATGCTTCTGGATTTTGGAAACTTAATATAGTCCCAGCTCTTAATTCAGATAATTTATCTGGTTTTACCATTAACATCATAACATTGTCTAAGTGATATTTCAAGTTTGATGAGCTTATATTCAAATTATTACCTACAACTTCTAATTTTACATTACAATTAACACTACCTGAACCGAAAATAGCTTGCCGAAGGAATGTAACGGAAATTAAATCATTTTGATTTAATTGCTGAGTAATAGTAAAAGTCTGAACTAAGGGTATACCAGAACCACTATTTGTAACATTTGATACCAAAATATTCCCCCCTGGTATAGTTTGATTATTTTTTTGAACGAAAAAAAATCCTCCGATAGCATTGTTTAGGTCATTGTTTGGGTTAACAATTTCGACAGTTAATGTAATTGTATAATTACTGGTTAATGGTGCTGTATATTTGTGTGTTGATGTATCGAAAGGATTTGTTGGGGCTAATGGTGGTATATATGTTTGATTTGATAGATTTACAATAGGAACATCATTAGTGTAATTAATATTGCCAGTGTCAACCACAACATTTAAAAAATCAATACCATATTGTTGAGGATTTTGACCAGTAGGATATCCGTTTTCAGTGGGTCTAAAATTAACTTTAATTCTATTTTGTCCACCTCCTGGATTATTGTATCCATCCCAATCGAAATATTTTGCTTTTACATTAAATAAATTAATCCTCTCAAATGTTGGTAAACTATTTGTCCATGCTTTAAAAGTTTTAACATCGACTTGTTCAACTATCTCAAGTTGCGGTGCTAAATTGTGAGGATCAGGACTTGTTTCAATGTTACCAGAAAAAAGTTGTTGGATAGCGAAATTAGAGTTTTCTGTGTCGGGGCCATTGAAATTAGTAAATTGTGTTAGTGGTGTAATGTAGGCATTTTCAGATAAATTTGTAGCAACATTTGTTTCAGCTGCCGAAGGTCCGGGGCCTGTACTTGTTTTACCTTCCTCACACTCACACAAATCACACTCAGGAAAAGTCAAATTAGGTATTTGCATAAATGCAATTTTTCTCCAACCCGAAATACCAAAGGTTTTCATAATCCAAGCTAAAAAATGTGCTACATGTAAAAATATAAATAGAATAGGACGAGCTATAAAAATTAAAATTATGAACAAAAGATATATTAAATCAAATCTGAAAAAAGTATCGTTGGTTGGGAATCTAACATTCTCACTTTCACAACTATCATCCAAAATATTTTTTACTGAAATTATTCTATCAGGTAAATATCCATTTCTGTATTGATCAATTAATTGTGATATTGAATATACTTTATTATAAATCATTGGATAAAATTTATCCTCACAATCTATTGCAGTTTGTATCATTCTTAAACCAATTGTAGTACCAGTATCTCCGTAATCATTCCAATCAACACTAAAAGCATAAGATTTTACAGCATCATTATACCCTGAATTACTACTACTTGATAGGGGGTCTGTATTAGGATAATCCCATCCGTACTCCCTAACATTTGGAACTAAAAAATAACCTCTCTTAATTGATTCAGATAATTTTGGAGACTGGTTCCATTTTATTTTAAATCTGTATTTTCCTTTTGTGGGTATCCCTTTTTTTGGGTCGTTTGATAAAACCCTATCACCGAACTCATTAGTAATTACATAATCCAAGTTCATCGGAATATCCACCAACCAAGCTCCATTTTCATCAATAACCTGACCACCACTTTCTAAATCAAAAGTTTCCAAAATGGGTCTACCTAAATCATCTTCGAATATAGTTTGTCTGATTGCCAAAATTTCACCAGGACCAGTAACCAAATTACATAATTCACCCTGTTTGGATTTTGGCTTACAATTTTTTCTTTGGTAATCTTTATCATTTGTGGAAAAGATTGAGCCCATAAAAATAGCTGTAGGTGTAATCGTAACATTTGCTTCGGAGGCTAAATCAAAATCAGTTCTAGTAATACCTAAACTACAAATTTCAGGTTGTCCCCATAAAGGTACAACTTCTAATGTTCTATTAAACGATATGATTTGTGGTAATTCATTTAAATTTGTCGATTTTCTGAATTTATTCCCCGCAACTTGAGCCTCAGTTGCTATACCCATTCTTATTAAATCTTGTGGTGCTAAAGAAAACTCTCCAATGTCTGATAAATCAACATCAACATGGATGGTTTGACTACCAATCGGGACGCCAAAAATTATATAGTCGCCACTATCATTTGTAATTGTTGTGAACTTAAAGTACTTATCGAATACTTCAATATAATTTGGATTAACTAAAACATCTTCTTTATCAAAAAAACTTCCAACAGGAACGTGTCCACTATGTGATTGAGTTTTTGGTAATAAATTATATCTAAATCCATCATCATTAATGGTGGTTAGTGAACGATATGGATATAAATCACTTATTATTGGGTTATTTTCATCTTGATCAGAGAGAGGTATAAAAACAGAAAGTCTTGCGTTTGGTATTCCGAATCCATCATTTGCTGTAATTCTACCAACAATAACCCCATAATCTGAGCATTGTCTGGTATAAATTTGACTTTGTGTAATTTTTAGTGACAAAATTTCTAAAAACTCAAAATCTTGTTCTAATTGTACATTTATTGATTGATTTACACCAAGTTTGGTTCTTATTCGATATGAGTTTGACATTAAACACCTAATTTTTTAATAAATACTTTATTTACTTTTTTAATAAAAAAAATAGGTAATCAGTTTATAAAATAAACTATCAAGAAAAATTAACTGTTGAAAGATTGTTAACCCTTATATTTATGTCAGAATTTGGAAATCTGACTTGATATATTTGTGTTGGTTCAGCAAATATTGTATCCAAAATTAGTTCAATCTGTCTTGTTGTTGTATCCAAATATCTTTGAGAAGTTTGTGATGAAGAATATAGTCCTCCGACCTTGTTGAACATCCTGATGTCGGAAATTGAAATGACGCCATTTATAGTTTGAATCAAAGTTCTCATTTCAGAAACATTTACATTTTGCCCCATTTCTCGTGTTAGTGGACTGAAGAAGTTGTTCAATTGATCCACAATAGTAGTTATTACTTGTCCTTGATTTTGAGTATTATCCAAAACAACATCAACATCTATACCCAAATCAATAACACTTGCACTTTCAATGGAAATATAATCGTTAATCATACGATAATTTGATAAATAATTTGCCAAATTACTTTTCAAAGTATTTGAGGTGATTTCTGTCAAAGAATTAGTTGAATCATAAGAAAGAATTTTTATTTTTATTTTATTATTTTCCTCTGTAATCCCAACTTTTGCTGGTGCTCCGAATTGTGCTGGCATCGTTCTAATAATGGATTCATAATCATTAATGGTTACGGCTCTATTTTGAGCGGCAAAGTTGAATGAAACAAAATTTCTAACTTCTTCAGTAGATGGATAATTAGCTCCTCCTATTGCGGCAATTGGATTGTTACAAGATAAAGAATTAATTACAGTAAAATTTTGGGTGTCACTCGGTCCGTTCACGTAGAAATCCACGTTACCAATATTTGTAATTACATTTACACCCAAATTACTACCAGTCCCACCCCCTATCCTATATTGAACAAATAATGTACTATTTGCCTTAAGTGTACTTCCAAGTGCGAAATTATTAGAATATTTATATAAATCTAACTGAAACCCACTACGAGCGAACTCTCTTAATTGTTCGTCAGCAGATTGTGACCCTCCACCGAAAGTCATTTTTAAAAAACCCTCAGGTGTAAATTCAGTTATAAATTTTGTATTTGTTTGGAGATATCTGCCTACTTTTATACCAGGGTTGTCTGATACTTTTGTTGGATCCTCAATAAATACTCTATCTTGAGCTAAAGCCTGAACTTCATACCACCTATTATCCAAACCCAAAAACTCTTCGTTAGTAGGTGTATTAGCGTATTGTGTTCCATCTTTTAATAGAACACTACTAATACCCAAAACATTTTTATCAGGTAAAAACATTTCAAAGAAAGGTTTTACATCTGTTGCAGTAATAACCCTTTTGAAAACTTTAGTAACTCCATTTATAACTGTTTCTCTTTTTACTATCGTGTAATTAACTAATTTATTATCTGAATTAAAATTTGGTAAAGTTAATCTATTCGGAGTTCCCTCACCACCGATAGCTGAAGCAAAATCGATATCATAAATTGTTTCAAAAACTTGTCCAGCACCATTAACCTGAGAACCTTTACGTAAAATACCACAATATCTTAAATCAGGAGCATCACCATTAACAGGTACTGTAATTGAAAAATCAACCAAAGTAACGGAAGGTCTTTGTCCAGGTATTTTAAGTCCATAAGTACGTGCTATATTGTATATTGACGAACGTTGTTGGGCATATTGTAAAATAGTTTCTTGTATACTTCTATCAATGTTGAATTGAAGATTATCAGTAACCGCAGCGTTTAAATCTAACAAAGCTGAAAAAATCGAAGCATCATTAAAATTATCAACAACTTCAGGGTAATATGTTTTTGTAAAATTGATGAGTTCGGTTCTTATAGAAGCGAAATCTCTAGTTGTGTAAGAAATTTTTTTATTAGCCATATATTAAACATTAATTATTACAAAATCACTTTGATTGAATACTGAGTCAGTAATTACATAGTCAATCCTAATTACAGCAGTATGTTCCTTTTGACTTATACCGGTTACACTAAAAGTTTTTTTACCACTTTTGTCAACATAAAACCCTTTATCCTCCAAACCTTCAGAAGCGGGATTAATACTTATATTAGTTATTGTTAAATTTGGTATATATTCACTCACACTTTCCCTAATCTCAGCCTCTATATCTGAAAAAGTAGGACCATCCAAAGGTTCAAATAAAAACTCATATAACCTCGTTCCAAAATCAGGTAAGTAGTATCTTGTTCCTTTTCTAGTTAACAACAAATGTATTAAGTTACTCCTTATCTCTTGATCCCTATTTTGTGATAAATCAAAATATGTTCCAAAAGGAGAATCTAAAAAAGGAAAATTAATACCATATGTTTTTCCATCAGCCATAATAATAAATATAATATTGTATTTTTTTCTATAAATACCATAAAACAAAAAATCACGACACTAAGTCGTGATTATATTTTTAGGAAGAACAACCAAAACAATCAAATGGTGAATCGGAAGGTTTACTGGTTATTGGTTCAACGTGTGGTAATGTTGGTGTAACTTTTGGTTTTTCTATTTTAGAAATATCCACCGCCAAGTGTTTCGCGCCAGTTGATATTGCTTTTGTTCTTACATAGTAACACAAAGTTTTCAAACCTTTTTGCCAAGCATGAAAGTGAGAAGATGTAATTTTTGATAAAGTAGGATTACCCATATAAATGTTCATAGATTGTGATTGATCAATAAATGGTCCTCTATCTGCAGCCATATTAATTAATTCCCTCTGTGATATTTCCCAAATTGTTTTGTATTTCTTCATAAGGTGTTCGATTCTCTTAACCTTTTGATTATACTTCTTATCTTCGACATCCAAATAATTATTAAAATTGATGTTTTGAATTGAGCCTTCATTGTATATAATATCATTCTTCAATTCTTCACCCCATATTCCTAATTTCTCAAAGTCAGCAATTAAATATTTGTTTACAATCATAATTTCACCACCAACTACTCTTCTATTGAATATTGCTGAATGAGCAGGTTCAGTCATTTCATAAGAACCTGTTATCTTTGCAGAACTTGCAACTGGCATCTGTGCTGTAAACAATGAATTACATACACCATACTTCATTACATTTTCTTTTAAATCATTCCAATTCCATCTTCCTGACAAATCATTTTCAGTTAATCCCCACATATCAAATTGGAATATACCTTTTGACATTGGTGACCCTTCGAAGAAATCGTATTTTGGATATTCACCATCGTGAGCTAACTTATTACTTTCACTAATTGCGGCATAATAAATTGTTTCAAATATTTCTTTGTTTAATTTCTTGGCTTCTTCTGATGTAAATTCATAATCCATTAAATAAAATACATCAGCTAAACCTTGAGTACCAATAGCAATTGCCCTTTGTTCTCTACCACCTTTTTCACCTTTATTTGTGGAATAATTGTTGATGTCAACAACTTTATTGAGTGCTCTTACTACCTTACAAGTTTCATTATAAAGTTCTTCAAAATTGAATTGTCCATCGTGTACAAAGTTCTTTAATACCATTGAGGATAAAGTACAAATTGCCGTGGTTTTTTCATCTGTGAATTGATAAATTTCACAATTATGCACTAAAATATTATTAGCGTAAAAACAAGATGTTTCGGGAACTTGAATGTCATAAACATCTTGTCTGTCTGTTATTTTTTTTATTTTAATCATTATTAATATATTTAAAAATTAAATTTTTGTGTTTTTTTCTTTTTCCTTTACATACTGAAGTTATTGCTGATGGGTTAGCATTATAATATATGGCAGCCTCGGTTATAGATTCAAATATTCTAACATTCCCCTTATTGTCAATTGATGAAATTTTTAATTTTTTACCTTGTTTAATATGAAAATTATATTTAGAATTTTCATATCTAAAAATATTATCTTCAGTATTGTTTATAATACATTTTCTTCTAATAACTTCTTTATTAAATCCTATCGTTTTTGACGCTTCATCTAAAGTTTCAAATGAAATTTCAACATCATCGTTCTTATGTTTTTTAAAAAAAATTTTTTTAATATTTTTTTTATTTTTTATTTTATTTGGTTTAATATAATCAATTCTTTTAGATTTTGATAAAAGTAATTCTTTTCCTTGAAACTTCCAAAAAAATCCTTTATGTTGCCCCCCATTTTTTAAACATCTATATAATAAAACTGAATTTAAATTATATTTTTTTATAGCATCCACAGTTTTAATAGTATCAATTACTTTAAAAGTATTAGGACATATCATGTTAATTAATGGTAATTTTTCATATCTCTTATTTTTTAAGATATTTTTATGTTCTTCACTCATAATTTTTCCTTTATTCCAATGATATCCATTTTCTTTTTTAAAAATAAAACTATAAGTTTCTTCTTTTTTCCTATTATAATTGGGATTATTTTCACCAATCCATCTTTCAGAGTTTATTTTATTCAATTTTTCTTGCAAACCATCAATATGTTTCATTATATTGCCACCAACACCCCCATCTGAAATATTAGTTAATATACCACCATTTTTAGATTTACCATAAAATTCAATTAATTTAGTTTCAATTTCTAAAACTTTTTTTTCATCATCATCTCTATATATTATAACAAAATTTGGTTTAAACCCTAATTCTTTTAATTTTTTTATAGTATTATACTTATGAGGATTGGTTATTTTTTTTATTTTTTTATCCAATTCTTCATAATGTACTAAATGTCTTTCTTTTTTATTTTTTGACATTGAATCTGCTTTTCCAACATAAAATGGTTTGTATTGTATTTTGCAAAATTCATTATCATAACATCCTTCTATGGTTTCATCTAATAATATATAAACATAATATCTCATAAAATATATTTCATATATAAATATACCAATATAATAAAAACGACTATTTGTACAAATCTAATTCATCAGTTTCAATTAATTCGTCAGCTCTTACATATCCTCTATTTTTAGTAAAAATTAAATGATCTGGAGTACATTTAATAGTAAAATTAAATTCTTCATCTATAATTTCAATAATTTCAGCGTCTTTTTTAGTTAACATTCCAGCCGTTATTAATGAAAATTTTCCATCTTTACTTAAAACCATCAATCTCTCGGATTGATTAATCAATTCAATAACTTCAGTAATTGTTAATTTTTCAATATCACCATTTTCTCTTTTTATCGTTAAAATAGTATCTCCAACTAAACAACATAAATTTGATTGTTTTATAGTTCCTAAATTTTGATGATTACTTTTTTTATTCGTATTATCTTTAGAAGATAGATAAGGAACACCAGTTTCAATTTGAGATTCAATAACCTTAGTCCAAACATCTTGAGCTTTTATCTTTCTTCCCAAACCCATACTTACTGCTTGGTTGAATACAGATTCATATTCGTCGCCAAAACATTCCTGAAGTGGTTTCAGACCAGCTTTTTTTATATCATTGGGGCAGAATAAATACCAATCACCATTATCTTTTACAGCTCTCATAAAGTTGTCAGGAATCCATAGAGCGGTGAACAAATCTCTTGCCCTTAATTCTTCCGCACCTGTGTTCTTTTTAATCTCCAACAAATCAATAATATCTTTATGCCAAGGTTCAAGATAAATTGCCGCTGAACCAGGTCTTCTACCTTGTTGGTTAAAAAACCTTAAAGATTCATTAACAATCTTTAAATATTTTAATAAACCACCCGCAAATCCACCTGAACTCGATAATCTACTTTCTTTACTTCGAATATTGGACATACATAAGCCAATACCTGCAGCGTCAGCAGAATATGTGGAGATATCACACATTGTATTAAGTAATCCTTCTCTTGAATCATCATCGTTATAATGTAAAACACAAGATGCCAATTGTGGTATTTTTGTCCCCGCATTTATCATAATCGGTGTTGCAGGTGAAATTAGTTGATTAGACAATGATTTGTAGTACTCTATAGCTTCATCAAATGACTTTGTAACCCACAGAGCCACCCTCATATACATATGTTGGGGACGTTCGATGGTTAAACCTTCAGGTGTTTTCAATAAATACATTTCAAATAGTGAACGCCATGCAAAATAATCAAAGTTATAATCGTTTTCGTGATTAATGGCCTCATCAATATTTAAATCACCATAACTATCAATAATGTCAATTAATTCTTGATTTACAATTCCGTAATTTGCCAACGTTTTCATCGTTTCACAGAAACTTTCATTTGTTTCTTTATGATACGAGGAAATAGCGACATAGGATGCTAATCTAGAATAATCATGATGACTACCAGTATAAGATGCGGCAATTTCATAAATTAACTTATCTAGTTGTTTTGTTGTTATTATACCCTCAGTTGGTACTGATGTAATAACTTTAATGAATATTTGATCCGAATTGACAGTAAGATTTTTACTTGCTCGTTTAATTCTTGTTTGTATTTTGGTTGGATTGAAAGACACGATGTCCCCATCTCTTTTTTGAATTCGTAATGACATAATAATAATTTTTAAAAATCGTCTGTAAATGAAATTGTCTCGTTAAGTTTTGCTTTTTGGTACTCAACAGTCCTTGATTCAAAGAAATTACCTTTGGTTTCAACCGCGATTTGTTCCATAAATTTAAATGGTTGTTCTACATTAAATTGTTTACTACAACCTAATTTAACCAATAAACCATCAACAACAAATTCTAAATATTGTTTCATTAAGTTTGAATTCATTCCTATTAATGAGACAGGTAAAGATTCTGTAATAAATTCTTTTTCGATTTCCAAAGCTGATAATAATATTTCTTTTATTCTTTTTTCACTTGGTTTGTTTTCAACATGTTTGTTTAATAAGTGAATTGCGAAATCACAATGTAGGTTTTCATCTTTAAAAATCAATGAATTAGCATTACATAGTCCTTGCATAATTCCTCTTGATTTCAACCAAAAAATAGAACAAAAAGAACCTGAAAAAAATATACCCTCAACAGCGGCAAAAGCAACTAATCTTTCTTGGAAAGACGCTTTTTCAATCCAATCCAAAGCCCATTTAGCCTTTTTCTTAACCGCAGGTAATCTGTCAATAGCATTAAAACAATCATTTTTTTCTTTTGGATTTGATATATAAGTATCTATTAATAGTGAATACATTAAAGAATGTATATTTTCCATCATAAGTTGAAACCCATAAAAAAACTTAGCTTCAGGGTATTGTACTTCTCGGTAAAAGTTTTCTGCCAAGTTTTCATTTACAATTCCATCAGATGCCGCAAAGAACGATAAAACATTTTTAATGAAATATTGTTCATTCTCGGACAAATTTTGCCAATCTCTAATGTCACCAGTTAAATCTACCTCCTCAGCTGTCCAAAAAGCCGCCTGATGTTGTTTATAATATTCCCAAATATCATTGTGTTGGATTGGAAAAATAACAAAACGTGAAGGGTTTTCAGTTAAAATTTTTTCAGTCATAATTATATTGTGTTTTCTCTTTGTTTTCTTTTTTCTAATAAATCTTTGATTCTTTGTCTATTGGATTCTTCTTTTTGTTCTTCGTGCCCCAAAAATGTTACAGATGATTCGGTGTCTATTTCAAGCATACTATTATCGAATTTACAATTTTCAAAAATAATTCCATCATCACCAATCCTTGATTTCGTAATCGCAATTGTTGCCAATTTCATTTCTTTTTGTTGTAATGTTTTTGCAACAGATATAATTACGTGTCCCACTTGAGCTTTTTTAATTGAACCTCCCATTTGATCCGTTGTTACAACTTCGGAAGATATTGAACTTCTATTACCTTGTGTTGCAGTCCAACCTACCAAATTCAACTCATGACACATTGCCTCAAAAGCTCTCATTACAGAACCTTCAGATTTCCATTCATCTCCCAAGTTTTTTTCTGGTACAACACAATCGATGTAATCTAATAAAACCATATCAACTTTTACACCATCAGCAATCTTTTTTCTAACAAGATTTTTGATTTGTGTCATTGTCATTGTATCTGATGGTAATTTTTCCAAAATTAATTGATTTTCCATTTTTTGTTCAATTTCTTTAACTCTTTTAATTACCTCATCTTTTTTGTTGGACATATCATCAGGATGTATTTTTGTCCACAATGTAAAATGTTTTCTTTGAATTACCTTGGGATTATCTTCAAAAAATATTTGAAGGACATTATAACCCAAATTAAATGCGTGATTTGCAATTTTGGTTAACAATGTTGATTTTCCAACACCAGTTGGTGCCAATACAACACCTATTTCACCTTTTGCCAAACCACCTTTTAATAACCTATCTATACCTCCAATTCCCATTGGTATCGGATGTCTGAAGTCGTCATTTAATACATCATCCAAATTTGAGAATACATTTAACATTCCATTTTCCACAACTCCAACTTGAAGTGCCTCACGAATCATTTCTTCCAAAGCATCATAGTTTTCAAATTCACCACCATCAATAACTTTTTGTGCCTTTGTTATTGCCTTTTGTAATTCTTGTTGTTTACAAAACTTTAATGCTTTTTCTTGGATAAAATCACCACCTGATTCTGGGGTTTCTCTAATTTTTTTGATGGTATCAATAACAACTTTTGCAATAGTTTCTTGGCTAAATTCGGATTTGGTTATTTGTTCTAAAGTATCAAACGTGGGTACACCATCCCACTTTTTATAATACTCCTTAATCATTTGTATGATTAATTTAAAATATTTGTTTTCGAAATAACTTGGTTCAATTACATCCAAAATTGACCTAGAAAAATCTTTATCCACCACAATTTGATTAAGTAGTTGTAATTGGAATCCGCTCCCTAAATAATCAAAATTTTTGTTAGATGACATAGTTTTAAAGTTGTTGTATGAATAAATATTATACTCTTGTGTTAAGTCCGAGATAATCGTATGAAAGGTTTTTTGATGAAAAAATACTTGTTAAATCTTGAAGAATTGATTTAATAGTTTGTCTTATGTCAACTGTGTATCTGACCTTCGGGGGGTAGATTTTAGCATCGAATCTTCTGTGACATAATAGTTTTTCACCTTGTTTTAAATAAATGTTAAAGTATTCAGGTCCGTCCAAATAAGATGTATTCAAAATATTTGGATTGTTTGTAATGTCATATTGGTTTTCCAATAGATAAGTTACTGCTTTCATTTTTAATTGATAATTAACCTTTTCCAATAATTCATCCATATACTCTTTGAAATCCATAGAATTTCTTGCATCAGGATTAAATTCTCTCACATTGAAATATCTTTGAACGATTATATTGTCGTTCACCAACATTAAGAATTCCAATTTGGTAATGTCTTGTTCTCTCATTGTTTTTTACTTTTTTGTTTTAAAATTGTTTTTTTCTTTTCTAGTTAGTTTTAAAAATGGTTTTACGAAATTCACCCAAGCATCATCCCCCTTTGGTAAGAATTTAAAAAATCCATCGTCCATCATCATCTTTATTAAGTTTCTGTGTCCCCTACCATCAGGATCTAAGGTCTCCCTATAATAAAGTTCCACCATTTCTTTTCCTACCTCATCAATCATTGGTTCTGATAAATCCACAATCTTTTTGTTGATTATAAAATATTCATCCCCATAAATTCCTGATTTTGTTTTTCCTGTCAAAAGATTTTTTAGTGCGGTATTATTTTTATCTTCTTTCAAAAGGGTTTCCGCCTTGGATAAAATATCGTCAATTGTTAAGTTTTGTTCAAGTAATTCGGGAAATAATTTAAATAAAGTTTTATCTCCCAAATAATATATTCCATCAATATTATCTGATTTGTCACCAGTCAATATTTTATAAGTCAAAATATTATTGTGTGGAATTTCATGTTCTTTCAATTTTATTTTGTCACCATTCTTATATAGTTGTTTTGTGGATGGAGAATAAATTGAAATGTTTTGAGAAATAAGTTGGGTTAAATCCTTGTCAGATGAAAAAATGGTTATTATTTCATTCTTAGCAATTTGACAATAATAAGCAATTAAGTCATCCGCCTCATTATTTTCAACATTAACTTGTCTTACAAACATTTCCTCCAAATATTGCTTAACTCTCTCCTTTTGATAATTGAAAGATTGCGCTTTAAACTCATTTTGTTCTTGAGTTCTATTTTCTTTATATTGGGGGTATAAAATCTTTCTCTTGTTAGAATTACCTTCATTATCCCAAAAAACAATAACTTTATCAAAGTTATATTCATCAATGAATCGTCTTAAGGTGTTTAAAAAATGCCAAATTCCTCCAATATGATTACCATTGTGATAATACTCTTTCACACCATAGAAACCAATCATCATAAGATTGTTTCCATCAACCAATAATGTTTTAATCATTTAAATAAACTTAATTGTGTGGACAATTTTTTTGTTTCTGTGATATACTCACCTAAGAACTCTGTAAAGATTGCTTCCATAACTGGAACACAAATGGAGTTACCAGCCAAGGCAATATGATTGTTAGTTGTCAAACTTGTTGATAATAATTTATCAATATCTTCTTCTCTAACACCCATAAATCTATATGCTTCTCTACCAGTAATTGTTCTGATTCTACCATCTTCTGTCATTATCTGTGGTGAACCAGTGGTTGTTAAACAAGGGGAACAACCATCAATAGAATATATACGTCTTGCTTGGTCATAATTGATATCGTTTCTTCTACCTATTAGCTTACATACACTATTCTTTTTAGGTTTATTAGGTGTAACCTCACATTCAATAAATAAGTCCTCCACAATGTCATTTTCGATGAATGGTTTCATAGGTATTCTATCTTTTCTGTGTTTCTCAACTCCATTCATAATAGATTCAACTTCTTCATTCGTTAAACCAAAAACTGACATCATAAAAACTCTTTCTCTATTCTGTGGACACCCATAGTCAGCACCATTTAAAACCCTCCAAGAACATCCATATCCCAACTCATTTAAGAATGATATATGATTCTTGAATTGTGTAATATGTTTTTTTGAAATTAAGTTTTTAACATTCTCCATCAAAAGATATTTTGGCTGGTTCTTAGTCAATATTCTTTCAACTTCATATAACAATCCACTTCTTGTACCTACCTTTATACCCTCTTGTTTACCTGAAATTGATATATCTTGACAAGGGTAAGAGTATGTAAGTAGGTCACATTGGGGGAACTCATTTTCATTTACCTTTGAGATGTCCCCCAAGTTACCCAATGTTGTTGTATGTAATGAATCATAAGCAATATTTGCGGTTTTAAGGATATCACAATTTGCAACATTTTCATAATTAACATTAATATAATTTAATGCCAATTCTTGTGTCCCATAACCTGAGAATAATGATATAACTTTTAACTTATTCATAATTCAAACTTAAATCGAAATATTGAAAATATCAATCAATTTGCTTTTTTAATCTTCGTAGGAAATTTCATTGATATCAGAAGTGCTTTCCTCTAAGGTAATTTCACCAGTACCACTCAAAATTGCATTCCAATATTGTGAAAATTCTTTCTTATATTTTTCTAATGCTTCCTTTGTATCAGAAATATAACCTTGAGGTACTGCAATAATTTTTCCATCCTTGTAGGCAATGCCATTTACGTGATTTTTTAATATAGAGATTTTGGTTCTAACAGCATATGATACTGTTCTTCCATTTTTTGTTGCCGTAATATGATTTATACCATTATCAGCTTCGTTACCAAAAAGGAAGACCAAAGAAGCCGCTAACCATAGTGCTTCACCACCTTTAGCTTTAATTTTTGGTTGTCCAAATGGATTTGATGGTAATTGAACCCAAGGTTGGTTAATTACAACCATAGTATTATAATATGGGTAATCTTCTTTTTTAGATTTTGTAATTCTAGAATGAATACCCATTCCAATTTTATCAGCAAGTGCTGCCGCGTTGTGCATTTTACCACCTTTACCATCAAATGTCATTTGACATGGTAATGAACCAACACTATCCCACAAAATTAGTAAATCATAAGGCAATTCCCCTTTTTCTTGAGCATCTAACAAATCATTAATATATTCAGTAGCTTGTTCAATGTAATCAAAACTATCATTAAATATAAAGTTTCCATCCCAATTACCTTCAGTATCCATTTCAGCTTGTAGTCCGAGTTCAACAGCATGTGGCCAATTCCATTTCTTCTCAGTAATGATAAACACAGGTAAATGTCCCCTTTTTTGTGCATCAGCTGCGGCCAATATTAAAGCCGTTGTTTTTGAAGTATTCGTATGTCCCAAGAAAATGTTAATACCACCCATGACAGGACCTGGTAATCCACAAGCTTCCATAAATGCTTCACCACAATTATAGAAAGTTTCTGGTTTGTATTTAGTTTTGGTTGAAAACTTGGATTTAATTGCATCCAAGGTTATTTCTTTTTTCTTAATTGCCATCTTGAAGATTATATTTTATGAATTCCCTTAATCTTTCCAATTTATCTATTGCATTTGCCATTTGTTCAACATACTTATCCATTTCTTCTAAGTGTTGTGGGTGTTCTCCAATACCAACAGGATTAGAAAAATAAATCATTAATGTTGCTTCAGCCTCAGCAATTTCACTTTCATACTTTAAAGAAAGCGCGTCAATCATTTTCTTTTGAATTTTCATTTTTTTGGATTTAAAAATGAACCCCACTTTTAAATGGGGTTCGTGTTATTTAATAATTTTTTAATTAAAAGGGTAAATCACTATGTACATCTAAATCTTCTGATTCATCTAAATAAGAAGGAGTAGATTTTCCACCTAAAATAACCTCACCAGAATCTGAGTTTCCGTAAACATAACCACCTTTATCACTATCCCATTTCGGAGTTTCTCCTTTGGCAATTGCCTCTAAGTATTCCACAGGTTTTTTGGAATATACATCAGCCCAAGTTAATTCATCATTAATCCAACTATTAGCAGTTTCTTTATTGATGTGAATTGGTGCGGGGTCGTCATACATAATCGTTTGTATAACTGTATAAGTTGCGCCCTTTGGTGTTTTGGCTTTTGTCATTTCAAGAATAATATCTCTACCTTTTTCAGAATCGGTTACATCGCCTTTGGCTCTAAAGATAGGAATTAATTTGTCCAAAATACCTTCGTTTTTGTAATTGTGTTTGAATCTCCAAAACTTAACGCCATCAGCTTCGTTATCTCTATCAATAAGTTTTACGATATAGAATTTACGAGGCTTGTATTGTTTGGCAAGTTCTTTGTCGGCATCTCTACCAGTTGACATAAGTTCTTCATATACCTCAGAAAGTGGAGAACGTTCATTGTCGTTTTTTCCTGGGTCATAAAATTTTTGCCATTTACCATCAACTTGGATTTCGTGAAACCAAACTTCTTTGAATGGTGAACTTCCATCTGTTGTTGGAAGAATTCTTAATCTTTTTTGTCCTTGTTTTTCATTGTCCTTTAAAAGAGCTGCGAAGTATTTCTTCATTCTCTCGTCTTGAGACATTTTGTTGGTATTACTACCTGATTTTTGTGATTGTTCGTACTGTGCTAAAATAGCATCTAATGGATTTGTCGCCATAAATTAAAAAGTTTTTTGTTAAAAAATATTATACACAATAATAAGTGTCAGCCGTTGGTTAGTCAAATAAAGTATTAATATATTTTTTTGAATTTGCTCATATCGTTTTCTGGTGTCATTTCTTCATCACCGAAGTTTCTGAAACTTCTTTTAATCTCATTCGGGGAGTAGTTTTCAATCTCGTCAGGTGTTAAAATATATTGTTCTCTACCAGTTTCTTCAAATTCATCTTCTTTATCTTCGAAATATTTGCTTAATTTTTGATTGAAAGGACCTGAGTCCAAACTTCTAAGTTCCATCTTTTCTTCAGGTGTTTTGACTCTGTATTTTTCTATTTTCGTTTCTATCCTATTTAACCTATCTAAAATGCCATCCATAGCGTTCAATTTCGATTCCAAATCATTTAAGTGATTAAATAAACTTTCGAAATATTCATCTTGTTTTTCCTCTACCGTTTTTTGACCTTTAACTAAATCAGTAACTTCAATTTCTTCTTTATCCTTTTTTTTGTTTTTACTATCTAATTTTTCCACATCGGGATCGGATTCTGTATCAACTGGTTCAGGTAGTGGTGCTGTTGGGGGTGGTACTGCTCCTCCAGCGGGTGGTACTGCTCCTTCAACGGGTGGTACTGCTCCTTCAGCGGGTGGTGGTGGTACTGCTCCTTCAACAGGTGGTGGTGGTGCTACTCCTTCGGCAGGTGGTGG